CCCGCCACTGTCAGTACCAGCAATTAATACAGGATTAGCTACTGCTGCGACTCCTGAAGCTGCCTTACCTCCAATTGTGCCGACAGTTAATGCAGAAACAACCCCTACTCCCGTTGTTGTTCCCGATGCGGCAAGAGTACCTGTAACAATATTATTTACAACTGCTACAGTCCCCAATGTTTGCTGTGTCCCAGTTGATATATTTACATAAGTTCCTGCTGAAGCTCCTGTAACTGACATGGCTCCTGCTGAATTAACCAATGGCACATAGACTGTTCCACCTGAATCAGTCCCACCTATTAATACTGGATTGGCAACAGCTGCAGCACCGCTTGCCGCCTTACCGCCAACTGTTCCAACAGTTAAGGCTGATACCACTCCTACGCCCGTTGTAGTACCGCTATTTTGAATAGTTCCAGTAAGGACATTTACGCTTCCATTGGTTAAATTAGAAAGAGTTGTAACCGTAGAAACTAATGTAGTTGTACCTGACGCTTGAACAACCGTACCGGCATTTAACATCGCCACGTTCGAGAGTGAACCTGTCGTAACTGTTCCAGTTACTAAATTTACATTTGTTCCCGTATTAAGAACTGTACCAGTAGCTACAACTGGCAATTGATTAGTTGGTGAAGGAAGTCGTAAAGTGCCACCGGCATCCTCATAACCTATGGCTTTTAAAGTAAATGTCCCCACTGACGTTCCTTCTTCATATTCAACACCGCCACCTCCACCCGTAACTGTAACCGTTCCCCCTATTCCTAAAACTGAACCTACAGAAGTAATTGTCCCGGCATTGAGCATCGCAACATTTGAGAGTGATCCTGTAGTTAAAGTGCCTACAGTCATACGAACAGAACCATTAGTTAGATTTGAAAGAGTGGTTACGGTAGAAACTAAAGTTACTGTGCCTGTTGCAACATCAATGTCACCGATATTATTTGCTCCAGCGGCGAGAGTTCCAGCATTGTGGACTTGTGCAATATTAGTCAATGATCCTGTCGTAATTGTTCCCGTGGTCAAATTAAGCGTTGGTAAAGTGCCCACTGATATTTGAGGAAGTGTGGTCAAAGTACCAGCATGGAGCATAGCTAAATTACTCAAAGAACCTGTTGTTATTGTACCCGTTGTGAGATTTAAAGTAGGCAATGTTCCAATTGACACTTGAGGAATAGTTACGATGTCTACATTTCCGACATTATTATCGCCTGCCGCCAATGTCCCCGCATTGTGAATTTGACCAATATTTGAGATTGATCCAACGGTAACTGTACCTGCGTTTAAAGTTCCTCCGACAACTAAAACATTAGTCGTTCCAGAGGCTCCTGATAAATCCTGAACATACATTGCTCCAGTTGCCGGATTTGCACCAATAGGAATTGTATTAGCTGTACCTCCAGTGTCCGCAGTACCCAAAGTTCCCTGTACTCCTATAATTGAAAACTGCTGATTTACGCCATCTTCATGGGCTCCAGATGAAATAGGTCTATCTATCATATTTTTTTGCCTCCTGTAATTCTAGCCTTATCGGCTTCTGTGGTTTTGGTTAACAAATCGGTATTCTTTTGGACATAGATTACACGCCTGCCAACCGATCCTCGCAAGGCGTCAATAATCCGTGCCTCGTAACCCTTAACTTTGAATACTTGAGATAACAACTTTTCAAAGTCATAGAGATTATCAAAGGTATCGTCCCCAAAGATAAAAGCGTATTCTAAAAAAACTAATTTTTTCATTTCATCATCCTCCTTGCCAATTTAATATGTTCACGGTCATAACTTTTACCAGACGATTTCTTTTTCTTTTTGCCGTGCCATTTCGAGCTACCAGCCTTGCCTGCGTTAATTGAGGCATAAAATACTTGTTTTCCTTTTTCTGCTCCGTATTCTTTCATCATATTACTCATTACTTCTTTTCCTGTCTTTGTTATCGGCATTTTGACCTCCTTTCATCATTTTGGCCTGTGATTTAGCCATTTTATCCTTCAATTTTATGTCTTGTACCGCTTTCATTGCCTCTATTGTCTGTTTTTGTTTCGCTCCTTGCACAGATATTTGATGTTTTTCGTCAGAATGAGCCATTTCTTGATCTTTTTTAGCCTGCTCCTGCGGATCAATCATCTCTTGAGGCTTTTTGCTGGCTAAACCTGTGTCTCGAATAGCCTCCGCTGTTGCAACCTTGCCCTCCTCTATCCTCTGCTCCATCGTTGGCAAGATTCCAGCTTTTTGCATATCCTTCATCACTTCTATAACCGCAATTTTTATAGTCTGCACCTGTTCTTCGGTCAACTGTCCTGCTGCCGTGTACTGCTCCATAGCCTCCATGATCTCGTTTGAAGCTCCAAATCCGTAAACTTCCAATAGTTTTCTCAAATAGACCTTAACTACTTCTGGATCAACCAAGCCCAATTGTGAGAGTTGAATCATATAATCACCAAGCTCTTTTGCCGCCTCCTTCTTACCCTGATATGTATAGGCCAATCCCCTCTCAACCTCAATATCTACTCTATAATCACGCTTGATTGGTATTGCATTTAAGGGTTCTGTGTCAATTTTTAGATCCTGTCGCTTTTCCATAGCAGAAGCTCCTATAATGTCAAAGTATTGTGGCTCGCCCTTCTCCATGTAGTAGACGGTTTTAGGGGTTACGAAGTAATCATCGGCATAATCAAGCATCTTCTCGGCTGTTCTTTTAGCAACTCCTTTTACTCTATCTAGAAGTATCGTAAGATTAGCAAATTCACTCTCTTTCAAGGTTTCAATGGCCGCATTAGCCTTGACTCCTGATGGCAGCTTGCCTAATGCAGTTGTGGTTACTCCCTGTTCTTCGACTAAACTCTCAAGCAAATTCATAAAATTGAAGACAAAAGGAGGAATTGAAGCTATCGGATTTTGAGTAGGAGGAACTGTATTGTATTTGAATATCTGGCCGCCTGCCGTATTGTCTGGTTCGGTTGGTTCTCCTGACTTAACGCTCCAAGAACCAGTAACCATTGTATGTAAGTACCTTTCAACTCTTGATACAACTAAATCTAGCGACTTATTTTGTGGAATGAAGCGTTCAATAAGAGGAACTTGATAAAGCGAACCCGGTTCAAATCGAAGATCAACAATCGGATAACCAGGGAGGTTTAAATATTTATCGCTTAAGGTGATATTGCCTGCAACAAATGTCTGACGAATGACTGGATCGCCCTTTTTCTTTCGCTTTAATATTTCTCCGCCATCTTTCTGCAATCTAATACGTGGCATATTGCTATCATTTAAGTATTCTTTAATAAACGCTTCCTTCTCAAGAACCGTTGCGGCCTGATCCATTCCCGCCCTATCTCCGTGCCTAGCTCTTTCATAAGCCTCCTTGATATCAGAGGAGGCATGCCTGTTGTCTGGGTGGATTTGCAAGACCTGTTCCAGTGGATACCTTTCGTCAGCTTTGATGTCTGCGATTGTTCTTGGTCTGGTTTTAATAAGAAATGGGGCGTCTTCAAGTTCATTAATCGAACCTATTGTATATATATCAAAAGCATCCAACACCATCATTTTTAAGCTCTCATCAATATTATCCGGCCAGATTTGAAGGTAAGATATACCATGCTTGGCAGTTAGAATAATCATAAAAGCCAGCTTCTCCGAAAACTCAAGCTTTTTAAACTCTTCCTCTATCCAGTGTCCTGATCCTTGAGCTATTCTTTTGGACTCTTTCTGTGCTTCTAAAAACTCTGGATTCTGTTGCATTATAGGTTGTCCTGTTTCTGGATCTTGAACTTGAACTGGGGGATACTGTGAGGGAGATATGCGTTCTGGATATACGATAGGCACAAACTTTTGGGCTGCGGCAAGATTTGCAACCCCCCTGATCTGCCTGCTGGCTTTGGGAATTGAGCGCATTGGCGCCCAGATGGTCGAGGCTCTTGACAGATCAACAATCTTATTCTCCGTTCTTGACATATAACGGAAGTGATACCCGTCATCAAAGAAGTTATTGTCATACCAGCGTCTCTCAAAAGGAAAACGTTGGTTTTTAACCATTGACATCATATCGTCAACCGCCTGTCCCATCTGTCTAGTTGTTAAAGTGTCTGTTGAGTAATCCATATCATGCTACTTCCTTTTTAATCATCTCTGCAAACTTCTTATCATCCAGCTCCGACTCTGGTATAAACTCTGGTTCTGCCTTTTTAGGAGTTTCGATTGGCTTAACTTTATCTGCTAACTCCAAATCCCTAAATTGTTCTGGAGTTTTAGCTAATAGAGCATTTATAAGCTTTGATCGTTCCTTCTTGTTCTCATACTTCTCGTAAAGAATAACACTAATTAAAGCAAATATTATTGATCCGAATATTATTTCTGTCATTTAATTAACCCTATCATTTTTAACAACTCCATAGCCGATCTAAGATTCTCTGGAGTATCTTTTCCTTTTTCGATAAGTTTCGCTATATTTGAAAGGGAAGACCAATCTTGTATTGTATTTCCTCCTCTTATTACTCCTTCCCTGATATATCCAAGATTTTTTGGGTTAAGAAGTCTTGCTATTTTATCTCTTTGTCCATAAAGCGCTTCATTAGCAAGACTTGTTTTTGGCATTGTCATACCTCCCGTAACCATCTTCATCGCTAAATCCATTCCCTCTTGTCGTCCTTGTGGCGTCATCATTTGTTGTCCCATTTGATCTATGTTTCCCATTAATTGATCTCTCTTCTGTTTAAGTATTTGTAATGCCTGTTGTAATTGTAGATTCATATTTATTGAACAAAGAATCTGGATTTCCAATACTTATCGAATGGATTTGCGATTTTATACCACTCCGGCATATATACCTGACTATCAAGATTCTCGAAGAACTTATATTTCCTCTTAATGAATTTAAACTTTACTAGCACTCCTTCAAACACATAGCTAAATCCGTTATCCACAAACTGTCCCCCTTTTACCCACTCTTTTAAAGTTGACATGACCTCTGGCGTTAGATAGCGTTTCTCAATACCAAACTCCAATTTATTGCAATCAAGCCCTCTTCTCTCCTTGATACATCTGGCAGCATCACCTAATACAATAAAGTTCATATCCAATAAACACCTCTGCATCAAGTCAAATGCGTCAAGAAGTGCCTTGTCTAACTTTTCTTGCCAAGCGCCTTTTGAAATTTCACGCTCCCCACTCAACCCATTCACCTGTGGGGATTTCAATACCTTGATCAATCTCCCTCTCTTTAAGTTGCCTTTCATAACTTAATCTAATCCTAGTTTTAGGAATAACTTGTAATACTTTCTCTTTAACATTAAGTCGCCAAACTGCCAGAGCGTGTGCAATCACAATATCATCGTAAAAACCAACTGGTGCCTCGTAACGCACTCTGTCTGTCGTCTCTGAAATATCATAGGTGAAATTGCTCAATTCAACTTTAGTCTCTTGGATAGGTAATAAATGAACTCGTTTAAGCTCTATCCAATTTACCAACTTCTCGATTAACTGCCTCTTCTGATCATTTGTGAACTTTATGGGATCAACTGGTATTCCCATCCTTGCCAGATCGTCAACAATCGGATCGCCTAAACCTGTAGCATCAATGACAACCGATGCAGGATTAGACCTAGGAGATGATCCATCGTTAAAATGCCTCGCTGTCTCGGCAATCCTTGCCTTTTGCATGCCCCAATCTATTTTGTTAAACCTTGCCTGATATACCTGTTTATTGTTAAACGTATCGTAAACCGCTAAGACTGTAAAATCCTCAACTTTAGCCAAATCAACTCCTATGATGTATCTATGCCCTATAATTGGCTTATTAGGTATGGCATCCATTATTGAGAGAAAATCCCTAAAAACTACGCCTGTATCCTCTAAGAACTTTGCGTATATCTCCTGTTCAATTACCTGTTCAGGCATTGAGGCCATATCCTCTCTTATCGCCTGATGTATGTGTTCAAACGGGCTATCGAACGAAGTGAAGTGAAACGCTTGATAGCTCTTTTGCGTTTGATCTAGCCCCCTTTGGTAAAGCTGGTAGAACTTACCCTTGCCTTTTGGTGTGCCTCCTATCACAACCTTGACATTCGGATAGTCCCAGAACATCGGCCTTATCGCATTATCCCACAGGTATTCGTTTTTCAAAATTATTCCAGCTTCGTTTAGGAAAGCCTTATCATAACCAAATCCCTCCATTGTCTCTGGTGTATCGGCTGACCTGAAATCAATATATGCGCCATTTATCACAATCATCTTGGCCTGCTTTCGCCAATTCCAGACTCTTTTTGGCAGTTTGTTAAGGTGCGGAATAAAATAACGCTCTATATATTTGTCTATGTTTGAGTTGACTGTATCTACCCATAATCCTTTGCTGAATTTCTTCTCTATGGCGCATTTGATGAAATCGTTGGCTGCGCCTTTGGTTAATCCAAATCGTCTTCCTTTAACAGCTATTGCATATTTAGACTGACTGTCAAATATGCTCTGTTGCTTCGGGAAGTTCTTTATCGTTAAATCTATTGCCATTTTCTGATATTATTCTAATTTCTATCGGTTCATTATTTTCCCCACCGACAAACATTTTTCTTTCGGTTTCAACCATATTATGGTTTGCTTTCAAGATAAATATTGCCATTGCATTGTTGACTTCTTTGCCTCCGTAAAGCCCGTCATCCATTAGTTGTTCTTTCTGCACTTCTTTGATTTTACTGATTGCTTTTTTTATTGCTCCGAAGTTATCTGTCTTTTCTTCCCAATCTTTTTTTAACCATAAATTAACAGTATCTTCATTTGCCCCAATATATTCTCGACAGAATTGACTTATCTTTGGAAGCTTGGTTTGCTCCCTTCCACAAGTTGCAAGATACTCATTTGCTAAGTTTTCGTAGTTTTTGCTTGGATCGTAAAGTTTGCCTGACATAAAAAAAAACACCTATCCGGTGTCCTATAAATTACACGTTGTTTGAACAAATATATCTTATACCTTATTTTTTTGTTTGTCAATTACTTTAATATCTTCAACCTTATCTTCTCTGTTTCTAAAATAAATAACTATTTTATTATCATTTTCAAATGCTTGGATTCTCTTCTTTTGAAGTTTCTCGTATTGGAACATTAATTCACTCACCCTTATTGATCTCATGTCAAATCGGCATTATCAACCTGTATTCCATGCGCTTTTTTCCAAGCGGTATATAAAATGGAAAAAACTCCCCAAATTGTTAAACCGATAATCAAAAACAAGAATTGGAGCACTAATTTTATATATTTCATGACCATTGATATTTAAACTCCGTCTCCTCAACAGATATTGTCCCTACAATGTTTTTAGGTGCGGGCTGCTTTCTTAGTATCTTTATAACAACTGAACTTTGGCATTGGTCACAAGTTAAAGTTAACTCTGCTCCTCCTATTATAGTTGAAAGCTTGTTGACCCGTTTAATATTCAATATCCCATAATCGTCTATAATTCCAAGAGTTTGCGGGTATTTACCGTTTGCAAGACAGGTTTTACAGACTATGTATTTATTCATTTTGATTAAAATATTTTTTAGCCTCCTCAAGCCGCTCTTTCGTTCCTAAATCAAACCATTTAATTATTGGATCACGATAGGGATTAATAGGTAAATTTTGATCTTTAAAATAAAGCGGTGGATATATCCAAGTGCCAGCCGCCCTATTTTCATCCATAAAAGAAGTAATCATTCCGCTTTTATGTGCCATTATCATTGAAGTGTAATTTAAGGTTGAAAGAGTATCACCATTTATGACTAAAAAATCCTCATCTTCCAACCATTTTCTTAAAGCCAATATCGTTCCTTTATGGCCTAGAAGTCTAGGCTCATAAAAATATAGAACATTATCTTGTAAATGATTAGTCATCATATTTTCTAAATAATGCAAATTTACAATGATCTCGGTTATCCCATGAATGTGTAACTTTGATACAATATGATCTATTATTGACCTCCCATTTATTTCAATAGTTGGTTTAGGCCTATTTTTGGTAAGGTCCCCCAAACGTGAACCATAACCAGCACAGAGACATAGAGCACGCATATTATCTTTGTAATTCTTTAAACTTGAGACTAGCTAATCCCCATCCATTCATTCTGTCATATACTCTATGACAGCGATAACATAATTTAATCCAATCATCAATATCCCTCTTATATTTATAACTTAAATTAGCCCATTGAACATTCTTTATAGATCCACATTCTCTACAAATATCTGGCTTTCCGTAATTTCTTTTTAACCAACTATGTAAAGCATAGTACCCTACCTTATCTCCTCGCCATTCAATATTTTCTTCTCCTATGTTTTGGCCTTTCTTAAACATTGTTTTTACAGCCCCAGTTTGTATTAGATTAGGTCGTTTCTTATTTAACCAAAAACCTTTATTCCCTTTTATAAATCTACCTTTTAAATCTCTCATAAGACTCTTACATCTAATCCCCCAAAATCTATATTAAAATCAACTTGTCCAATCTTGAAATTCCTCATTTTTCTTACCAAATTTTCCCTTTTCTCAGGCGGACACATAAAAAACATATAGCCTCCTCCACCCGACCCACAGATCTTTCCCCCTATCGCCCCTTCATCTTTTGCCAAAGAATAGATATCGTCAATTCTGTCGTTTGTGACTTTATTGGACTTCTTTTTATATTGCCAGCTTAAATCCAGAAGCTCGCCTATTTCTTTGCATTTTCCAGTTAAAAACAAAGGAAGGGCGAGTCCGGTTATGTATTTCAAGGTATCTAAAGCTCTTAACTTTTTCCTGTCGGGATTGATGAATCCCTTTTGGACATTGTGGTCTTTCTTTTCGCCTCCCGTATAGAAAAGAACCATCCAATTTGTAAGTTCGGGGGGCGGAGTGATTTTAACTACCTCAACTTTATCGCTGAAACTGAAGTAGTTTAATCCCCCGTAAACTGAAGCGAACTGATCCTGTTTGCCTGTATAAATACCAAAGTCTATCTCGTTTTGCCAGGCGTTTTCTGCTATTTCGTGCCTTGTCATGCCTAAAGAAAATGCTTTATTGATAGCCCCAACCAAACTAACTCCCGCTGCCCCAGACGAACCAAGACCTGATTTTATGAATCCGTCATAGCGGGAAACGATTTTTGTCTGGTGTCCTCCATTAAGTTTGTAGGATTTCAAAATATTAAAGTAGAAATTGGGGTCTGCTCCGTTGGGAAAACTATTAAATGAACTTTCCGGATTCCAGATGTCGTCTTTAGTATATAAAATTAGGTGCTGCCTTATATTTATAGCCAAATTAATTACTGCGCCTCCAAATTCCGAGGCGTAAGGGTCTACATCAGTTCCGCCACCGAAAAGAGAAATTCTAGTTGGAGCAATAGCTGAAACTCTCATTTTCCTAATCTAATTAATAAATAAAATACTGCAATTGCCATAGTGCTTGCAATAATAATAAAGTTATTCATAAAAAGGCTTTCTCAATTTTTCCCGTTAACTGATGAATTAATTTCAATTGGTATTCTTGAATCTCGGCCGCAGTCTTACCGTGATTTCTTGCCAAATCAATAACCTCTAAGCCTTTTTCTCTAGCAATCTTAACGGCCTCAAGACAGTTTCTTGATTTGCCGGAGGTTGAGATAACAAAAAGGATATCCCCTTTATTTCCCAGAGCCTCGACCTGTCGGGAAAAGACGTAATCAAAACCCCAGTCATTACTTATGGCGGTTAAGGAGGAAACGTTTGCGGTTAGGGCGATAGCAGGTAGTCCTCTTCGCTCCAACATCCCATACTGATATTTGCCTATCAGTTCGGCAGCGAAGTGCATTGCTTGGGCGGCTGATCCTCCATTTCCGCAGATAAGAAGTTTGCCCCCTTTTTTGATTGAGTTTATGATAGAGTTTGAAACTTTATTAAGATAGTTCACCAATAATATATTAACATATAAAAAAATCCTTTGTCAAGCCAACCATTTAAATTTTGTATATCTGTCTTCTCTGTAAATGTTTTTGAGATTAATATTAAAGTGCTTTGGACAAAGCCAAAAGTCTATGGGAGAGATAAACTTGTGCCTCTCTACATGAAAAAAACCATCAATCACGATTATGTATAGTTTCCTGTATTTTTTCTCACGCTTGCGACAGATGTAGCATTTATGGTAGACTCTTATTCGTTTTTTTCTCACACAGTTATTTTAACCCTTGACAAAAATAAAATAAAGGTTTATATTTATATTGATTGAGTTTTTTTGTTCGTTTCAATTACTCAATCAGACGAGTCTAGGATTTTAAGTCGGATCGTAAAGAACTGTCTTAGGATCTATTCTTTACCTAACGCATTTATTCTAGGTCGCTCATATTAGGGGGTTATCTTTTTTAATCCTATTCAAGTTTAATTGCGAAGGCGAGTACGCTTGGATAGAGTTAAAGAAGATAAAAAGGGGACGACAAACCTCCCACCGATGCAGTGGGCCAGCCTAGGCAAGGGGCTGAAGGAAGTAACACTATAGAACGAGTTTTGTGAAGTTGGTAAGGGAATACCTTGCCAAACTGGTGTTACGCCTGCCAATTTCACAAAGCTCGTTTTTTTATGAACGACTCGGTTAAAAATAAAATAATCTTCGTCAGACAACTTCTAAAAACTTCCTCACCGGATTTCTATAACTACTATAAATCATATAAATTAAGCCGACCAAAGCGACAGCCCCCAACGGCACTGGAAACGAACCAGTATAAAAAAAGTATTGGGGAATAGGGACTCAAGACTCAGCTAAGGAAATCGAGTATGTACGGTGTAGTTTAATTAGATCTTAACGTACCCCGACCTTGCACGATTGTTAAATCACAACTAGGCAGGAGAGATAGATCTAGAGGTTTGCCGAGATACAACGGATAAACAGACCTTACGAAACCTTAACCCAAATAAGGATCTAAGATCTATGCTTGGAAATCAATACTTAGCTTAAGATAAATACAGTTGACAATGTAGTATACTATCTGTATACTGTAAGCAAGGCATAGGAAGTTCCTAATAAAATGCTTTTTTTACTTCCCGCCTTACTAAATTATGGAAAGCACCATAAGATTATTTAAAGCACTTCCTATTAAGACTAAAAGTAAGAGTAAACTTAATGAACAAGTAACCGCTGATACAATTAAACGTGGTTTTATCTTTTCTCCTGAAGTATTTTCCAATTATAGCGATCAAGAACTACTTAAACTGAAAATAGGATTATCCGGTGAAGAATTAAATAGTTCCTTTCATAAGTCATGGCAGAAGATAATAACAGCAAGTATTGAACAACTGGTAATAGAACAGCTCATTCATTACTTCACAACTTACGGATTGGAAAACTTAGGAATATACGATAAAGATTACGTTTACATACCAAGCGAGGCATTAAATGTTCCTGATATTGATTTAGATAAAATAAAATTAATAGTAATTAAGGGTTACACCAAAGAAGAGTTGAAAGTTAAATTATTAAATCTACTTCAAACGGGGATTGCACTAAAAGAAGAAACGCTAAAAGATGTAACAAATGTTGCCCTATTTGTTGAGTTGAACGAGAAAGAGATACAGGAAATTAAGAACAAGGAGGTTAAAACCGCTCTATATGAATATTTAGGATTAGTTCCAGAAAATCCGGTAGAGTTCTTGAGATATATTATTTACAAATCAACAGAAACTACTTTAATTATTAAAAATGAGGAGCTAATAGAAAAGATTAAGGAAAAACAAAATCTAGGAGTTACCAAGCTAGTGTTAAAGTATAAAGAAAAACATGGACTTGAAAAACTGTCTTCTATATTCTACAGATTTAAACCCTTATTCTTAGCCTTCAGAACTAATAGCCAATTAAAAAAGATGATCAATAAAATTAGAAAACTAGCAGTTAAAAATCATAAACCTATGGAGGAGGATTACTTAAATACAATAACTGCAAACATTGAATTGGTAGACGAGAAATTACTTAAAGACTCATTATCTAGGGCTAATATATTTAGAAAAATACGTTTAGCTTACGCTCTAACCTACAGAACTAAAGATATAGGATCAATTCTCTATAAGATAAGAAATGGTAAAGGATACGCAACTGAATTTAATTTCAGCAATAGGTCAGAAGCCGGAAGAGTTTTAGAGATTGTTAAAAAATCCATTATTGAGGATATAGGGAAACAAGTAAAAGGTAAGAATATTTATATTCCAGAAAATATAGTTTACGCTCTATCCGCAACAGAAAAACAATTTACAGGATATTTTCCATCAGGGACTTATATTTCTATTCCAAAAGATATGATAGTTGGAGTCCACTGGGATAATGTTGGTAACAATAGAATAGACTTAGATTTTTCTTTAATCAATGTAGACGGTAAATTTGGTTGGGATGCAAACTATAGAAGTGAAGAAGGTAACATATTATTTTCAGGCGACATGACAGACGCTCAAAACGGAGCAAGCGAGTTATTTTATATTAAAAGACAAACTAAAAATTCTTTCATAGTAGCTGTTAATTATTACAACCATGATAAAGATGTAGAAGTACCGATAAAAATATTTGTAGCCAAAGAACAAGCTGTAAATATGAGAAAAAACTATATGGTTAATTCTAATAACATTATTGCTCAAGCTGAATCAAAGATAAATCAAAAGCAAAAAATACTAGGACTCCTGTCTGTAACAACTAACGAATGCCGATTCTATTTCTCAGAAATTTATCTTGGAAGGTCAATCACCTCATCTAGCTCAGACTTTGTAGAACATAGCCGAAAATATCTTCTAGGATTTTATAAAAACGCTTTCAATTTAAATGAAATGTTAGTAGAAGCAGGAGCCAAATTAACTGACAAAAATAATTGTGAAATTGATCTTTCTCCTGAGATTTTGGAAAAAGACAGCATAATAAAATTATTATGGCAATGATTAAAAAAACAATAACCCTCCCTAAAGAGCAGATAAACTATATAAATAAAGAACGTAAACGCTACGGTATGTCTTTTTCTGAGTATTTAAGAAGGTTGATAGTAGACAATATCAATCAGACAAAATGAAAACTTATCGCCTTGAGATAAGAAAACCATTTAATATAGACATCCCCACCGAGAAAGTAAAGAAGGGCGATTGTGGGATATATGTCAAACATATTAAATCTGCTATCAAAGACCTTGCGATACTTGAAATAACAACTCCCTACGGTATAACGTACGCCAACCCTAGAAAGATTAAGAAAGAAGGACGCATTATATATAGATATTATCTTAAACCTAAACCCATGATGCTTTACTTACTGACTCCTAAGTATGATAATAAGAAAGATTTTGAGGTTAAAGATGAGGGATTTAATCTTAAAGGCAAGGAACAACTTTTAAGGGCTTGGAAGGAAGTTCAGAGTAAGATATGATGTAGTTTGATATAAATGATCCTATTGACAAGACTTTAATGATCGTTTACACTTAGTAACATATGATTGACAAAATGTATTCACTAAAAGAACTAGGCAAAAAGTTTGGCGTTCCATATATGACACTTTATAGATGGGTAAGGGCAGGCAAACTAAAAGGCAAACAAGACGTAAATAGGTTTATGGTCAATGAGTGGTATGTCTCAGAAAGCGACTGGTTAGAAGTTCCAACATTTATTAGAAATCGTTATAAATTAAATAAATAATATGAAAAATAAAAAAGAGATTGTAAAGAGAGATCCCGGATACCTATATTTTCTTTTAGGTAAGCTAATAGGTTTAGCCAAAATGACAGGCAAGCAAGACCTACAAACGGAGTTATTAGCTCTAGCAGATGAAATGGAAAAAACACTTCAGGAATTAAAAGTTTTATCATTTTAATATGTTAAAAAAACTATACTGGATGATCATGGTAACATTTGATCCTTATTACAATGATATTTACAGCTATTTCGATGATTTTACAAGTTTTTATCAAACAAGATAATATGGACTTTTTACCAAAGAACTATAACGTACCAAAAGATGTAGGAAACTACATGAGATGGGGAATAGGTGCGAACGCTTTTAGAATTTTAGGATCAGCCATTACCGGATGGGAATATTGGACGGGGCAGGAAGGAACTAAAGACAGAAAGCCTGTCAGAAAACATACCATAGAAGAAGTATCTCTAAATGATACTTCGGCTGAAGGTGTTAAACATTTCTGGGCTTTTCCGGTCTGGAATTATCAGGAGAAACGGGTTCAGATATTGGAAGTTAAGCAGAAAGGAATTATTAAAAGCTTGAAAGCTTTGATAGACGATGAGGAAAATTGGGGGTCACCACTAGAATACGATGTAGTCGTAACTAGAGAAGGAGAGGGAATGGATACTGAATATCAAGTTAATCCAAGACCGCCCAAAAAACTTGATCCAGATATAGCAAAAAAGTTCAAAGAAACATTTATAAATTTAGAGGCTCTATTTTCCGGTGATGATCCTTTCAGCAAAGAAGGAACGGAAAATGTAGATCCTAAAGATATTCCCTTTTGAAAAACTTTAAATGTGAAATTTGTAATATATCCATAAGTTTCCGGATAATGTTAAATGGCGGCAATAAATGTATAAACTGCCAAGGCGCATGGAACATCAAAAGATATTCCAAACAAATGGCTAAAAGCTTTAACCTTGGTTTAAAAATTTATGGACTAGATGAAAGTATAGTCACCGAAAAGTTAAAACTTGATTACTTTAAAAATCTATGAAACAACATTTTTGCGAGAATTGCCTAACGCCAATATCAAAATACCAAGCCAAAAGAGGATGGAGAAATATAGGATTTACTGTCTGCAGACTGCATTTTTTGGAACTGTTAGAAATTTTATTAAACCATGAATTATAAACTCATAAAACAACTAGAGAGTAACACACATCCAATTCAGAAAGAAGCAAAGAAAGCTAAACAAAGCATTAAAAGAAATATGTGGAAATTGAAGTTGCTGTCAATACTTCTCGGAATGGGATTAGCCTTTGCTTTTTCTTGGTATCTATTTAGACAAATGAGCGAATGGTATGATGAACATAAGGTAACATTTCCTAAACCTATTGAAATTACGCTTAAATTTCCAGTAAAGATAGAAATAAGGTATCGAACACCGATAAAAGGGGAAAAGCCCCGAAAACAGGCGGTAGATGAGCAAATTTTAATATCCCAGCAAAGGATGGCATTAGTTGAAAGAATTTATCAGGTTACAAGATATCTGGAGAGTGAGATTGGATTTAATCAAGATTTGAGTTCAACTCATGTCTATTGTGAATCAATAGGGAAGGTAAATCAAATCGGGTATTTAGTCGAAGGCAATAAAAAATTCTGTTTTAAGGATGAGAAGGATCAAAGAGATACATTTACCAAGTGGTTCAATAAAAGACTGGATGCGGGAATGAGTTATGCAGAAGCTGTCTGTCTGTACAATAATGGTAGAAGAGAACCAATGTGTAGACGTTCTATTGATTTAAACTTATGATTACTAAATGTGTGAATTGTAAGAAGAAGATTGAAATAAAGAATAGTTGGAGACTAAAAAAATATAAAACATTCTGTTGTTCTAGAAGCTGTGCGTCTGTTATATTTAATAAGAAAAATAAGAATGGGGTAGAAATTAAATGTTTAAATTGTAGAAAGAAATTTTATATTTCTAAATCAAGAATAAATAAAAAAAGGTTTTGTAGTAGAAAATGTCAAGCTAAGTGGAATGTCGGAAAGATACCTAAAAATACTAAAGGTTTAAAGCTAGGACGAGGTTGGAATAAAGGTAAAAAAATGACTAAAGAATGGATCGACAAACTTACTAAAGTTAGAATTGGAAAACCGAACTTAAAAACAAGAGGAAAAAATCATTGGAATTGGAATAATGGAGCAACAAAATTATCTAGAGCCTTGAGGCAAACTTTAGAATATAAAATATGGCGAAGAAAAGTTTTTGAAAGAGACACTTACACTTGTGTAATCTGTTTTAAAAAAGGAGGACTTCTGCAAGCAGATCATATAAAACCATTTTCTTTATATCCAGAATTAAGATTAGATGTTAATAATGGAAGAACATTATGTTTTACTTGTCATAAAAAAACAGACTCTTTCCCTATAAGTTTAAAACAAACTGCATATTATAAAATATTTAATTGTCGGAGATCAATGGATATAGGACTATGAGAAAAAGATTTTGTAAGAGATGCAAAAAATACTATATGGTTTATAGATTCGCAACCGAATTTATTTGTCCCAAAAAACATACTATCTTACTTAGTAAAAAATCTAACTTAAAAATAGTAAAAAAGTATTTAAAACAGGAAAGAGGAATGACAAGACCGAACTTAATAAAAAAACTTGATAAGTTATGTTCTGACTTGGTTAAGGAGAAGGCTAAAGGAGAGTGTATTAAGTGTGGTTTAGTCAAAAAGAATGCCGGAGTTACTCATTATTTTTCCCGCCGTTACATTTCGACTCGCTGGAATTTTGCTAATTGCGATCTTGCTTGTTGGGGTTGCCATTATTATCATTTGGAACATTTTAAACAACCGGGGGAGTGGTATTACAACTATATGATTAAAAAATTAGGAGAGGATAGCTTCAGAGACCTTGAAGTTGTGGCACACTCAATTACCAAATTCTCAAAATCTGATTTAAAAGTTATGCTAGATAATTTTGACAGATTTATATGAAAATCAACTTTTGGATCGTGGTAATAATCATAGAAACCATAGCCCTAGCTGTCGCAATATCCATGACAATAATATATAAAGACCTGAGAAACTTTTATAGATATGAGGCCAACGAGATTTTTAAATTAAACTCATCAATCCAAGACATGAAAGAGAAAAACAACGACACTTGTGTTAGGAAATATTACGAGATTGAAAATACTTTAAATAAGATAAAAGTTAAATTAAGAATATGAATTATACAAAACTCGACTTTAACCGCCTTATAACCCACTATGTCGCAGACACTAAAATCTCAATATTGGTGGGATCAATAACGGTATTTGTATTGACAGTTATTTTAGCAAAGCTATTAAAATGATAATCCTCATTTAAAAATATTTAAATGAAACAAATTAAATTAACTCAAAATAAATACGCCTTAATAGATAAAGAAGACTTTGAAAGACTAAATCAATATAAGTGGTTTTATAATCAAGGCTATGCTACAGGTTATCCTAAAGGAAAATGGAATAATAAATATTTTCTAATGCACAGAATAATTTTAAAATTGGATAATCCCAAAATATTTACTGATCATATTGATAGAAATGGATTAAATAATACGAAAAGTAATTTAAGAATAGTAAATGCACAACAGAATGCATGGAATAACAAAATAAGGAAAAATAGTACAAGTGGGTATAAAGGCGTTTCTTGGCATAAGCGTTGGAAATTATGGCACGTAAGAATTGGTTTTAATCATAAAAGGATATCTTTAGGATATTTTAAAAAATTAATTAATGCAGCAAAAGCCTATGATAAAAAAGCAAAAGAACTATTTGGTGAGTTTGCAAGAATAAATATTAAGTAAATATCAATGATCATCCTATATAGCATACTTTTCATTTTACTCTTAATCGGTCTTTTACTTTTGGCTCTCTACTTTTATCAAAAGGATTTTATAGAGTGGCACAATGGAGAAATAAGAGGGGCAACAAAGGAAGCTAGGCTGCACAAACTGGCAAGAGATATTGAGAGAGAGTTTAGGAAGTTGGATAAAGTTAAAGGTTTAAGTAGGGTTAAATAATTATAAATTTCATATATTTTTATGAAAACCGACAGGATTGTAGAACTCTTGCTTGAGGTTCTTAAAGAAAAATCAAGCAATGATGTAGAAGTTACAAGTTCAGAATTGCCCTTTGAAATCGGAAAACAATATTTTCTGCGAACTGTAACCTATCATCTGACTGGCAAGGTTAAAAAGATTGTAGGTAAATTCCTAATTCTGTCAAACGCCAGTTGGATTGCAGATTCAGGTAGGTTTTCCGAGGCCATGAAAAAAGGAATAGACAAACAAGCTAATGCCGAGATAGAACCATTTAGTGAAGATGTCATAGTAAACACAGACTCAATAACAGACGCTTGTGTTTATCCTTATCAGTTGCCTGACGATGTTAAATGAACATTCAGCTATACAGCGTTAATACGCTTTACAGGTCGGGGTCGTGGTCGGGGTCGAGGTCGGGGTCGAGGTCGGGGTCGAGGTCGGGGTCGAGGTCGTGGTCGAGGTCGAGGTCGGGGTCGATTTAAAAGTTTAGCTCATAAAGAGTGATAGAGATGGATATATTTATAATTTTTTCTTTTGGATTTTTCTTAGGACTGGGGATTGGGATTGTTACTGGAGTTTCGCAAAGAGAAGAGAATGAGCTTGAAAATTTTAAGAAAAAATACGATTTATGAAACAGTCTTTAGAGGATAAAAAAATATGAAAAACTTTGTTAAATTTATAGAAGAAAACGATTGGGAAGGAGAAACCTGGAATTTTTATATCCCATTTAAAGGAAATGAAGAGGCGATTAAAAAACTTGCCGTTCTAATAAGAAACTCTGAAAGTTACACATTGGTTCAAACACCGATTAGTGAAAAAGAAGTAGATATTCTTGTAAAGCATGATAATTTTAAGGGATACATGGCAAGAGAAAATAAATTGTCAGGCAAACTAGACTTTACTGATTATCCTAATAAAAGTACAAATGGTGCAGATGACCCATTTTATAAAGGTGATATTGAAAAATATTTAAAAGTTAAATAACCTATGGGAAAACTAGAGGAGAGAATATTGGCTAAAACGGAATTATTTTTAAGTTCCATATTGGAAATGAGATTTGGAGATGGAACAGGTCAGGATTTACAGGTTAAATTAGCAAGGAAAGAAATATTAGCTTTCCTCCGCCAAGAGCTTTCCTCTTACAGACGGGAGATAGAGAAAGAAGTGGAAGAATTAGCGGTTGATGGTTTATTAACTGATGGAGGCCACCACAAACAATGGTATTTAGAGAAGATATTAAAGGTTATTGGTGTTGATTTAATAAAGTTACGAAAAGAATTAAACACGCCAAATAAAAAAGGAGATTATTGGGATTGGGAAGATGGAATTGCACCATAAGTTAAAATTAAAACTATTCAATAATGAGAAAAACTAAAAAAAAGAAAGATTGGAAATTGTTTTGGAAAATATTTTTTAGTGACAAAATTTCTACTTCCCAATCAACAAGCGTAAGTTTAAGTCCAAGCACCAGATTAAAAAAATAATATGTTAAGAGCCATATCAAAAGAAGAAGGCGACCAGATGGACAAAGACACGGTTAAATGGGTAAAGAAAATCTTAAAAACCAAACACGGTACTTATATTTATAACATACTTGCTGAGCTTAAACATTTTATTGAGGAAATAGAAAGAAATGGAAAATCCTAAAGCATATACTGCGGATTTATTTATAAATTTAACCTTTTGTTACTCCTGTTGGTGTTGGGAATGGTTAGGCTGATGATGGGTAGATCTTTCTAAGTGGTCGGGCTTATCTGAATAATGCTCTGTGTCTGGTCTTGTATATTCTCTCCAATTAGTGTCGGATCCGCCAAACTTGTCGGCTTCCTTGATAACTTCCTTGCTCGATGTCCAACGGTCAGCGTCTGGAGGATCAGGTGTAAATCTTTCCATTATATCTTCACTTTTCCTAAAGTTATTGTTGACAATAATCCGTCAGCTTCGCCAGTCCAGCCTTTTTCATCTTTTGCCTGTTTATGAAGGTATTTATCTATTGTGCTCCAAAAGATCATCCATAAGTTATTAACTAGAGTTAAAATCTTTGCCTCCCAAGAAATAGGTGAAACTAGTAAAGTCATTTGATAAGGAAAAGCAAATAAAAGGTTTCGCAATCCCTCTTTTAACGCCTCAGTTAAAGCTGGATTATCTTTGAGAAAATTATTAAACCATTTCATATCAGATCACCTTCTTCCAAGGAATTTGGAATTACTATGTCTCCTAAATAAAACTTATTATCATTAACTTTGTAATATCCGCAATCATCCATACAAAACCATTTATTTTTAGAAACAGAGTTTCTTTTAAAGCCTCTTTTGTGCTGACAGCATTTTTCACATTTTTGCCATACATTTTTATCAATTAAGACCTTATACCATCCTGTCATTGAGCATTGACTACAAGGAATAACTCTCATTATTTTTTAATATTTAATACTGTCTGTAATTCTTTCACGTCTAATGAAAGTTCTCCAAATCTGGTCTCAAGACCTCGTTTGCTTTCAAGAAGCTCTTTTTGAGATTGGACAAGATAATCAACCTTCTGATTAAGAAGAGCGATTTGACCACCAAGATTAGCCCAAGATATTGCAATTATAACAGCGGAAGTCACAAGAGGAACAATATTGTGATAAAGAAAAAGATCAAATGTATTGTTGGTTTTGTTTTTCATTAAGCTAGCAAAATTTTAATCACGCCCTTAATCTTCTCCACCCAGTCC